TGCCGCCGCTCGCCGAATCGCCTTCTCGCCCGTAAATCCGGCCTTCTGTTGATCAGCGAGCATGTCTCTGAAACGGCCATTAACAACTGCGTCCTGCGCATTGCGATCACGCAAGAACTGCTGTGGCGTCAGACGACGGCCCAGGTACTTTTGCGTCCATGGACCGACGTTGTCAGGCATCACTTGACCAATGCCGAGAGCTCCGGAATCTGGGTTCACGGCGTTGTAATTGCCGCCTGACTCTTTGCCGATGATCGCGGCACGAAACGCCCCAACACTTCCGGTTGGCTGGGCTCCACCACCGCTGCCACCGGCACCAGAAGTGGCAGGCGCAATCAATGGTGAAGGCAACGTCGCCGCAGCAGCCGGTGGCATCAGCAGGTTCATCAGCCAGCTGCCTGGCGCCAGGGGGTTGTACCCGGTGGGCACCATCGCCAGCCCACCAGTGGCCCCGCGATAGTTGGCGCTCGACACTTGCTGTCCCTGTTGCTGCTTACGCAGCTGGCCCTCGAGGAAGCGACGCGCATCGCCTTGCGGGTCTAGCTGGGGGTAGAACCGCAGCTGTTCGAGCAGATAGCGGTTGGTGCTGGTGTTGGCCCGCTTGGCCATCTGGTAGAGCTCGGCACTGACCGGCTTGCCATTGGCGACGTTGCTCAGCTCGCTGTGCAGCCAACTCCCATCAAGTACTGGCCGGGCCGCATAGGCCTTCACTGTGCTGTCGGGCAGTGAGCCAGACCCTGCCTTTGGCACACCCCGCGACTGAGGACCAGGCTGCGTGCCCTGGCTGGGCCCTGGGCCAACCGTGCCTGGGCCAACCTGCCCAGGCTGCTTGCCCGTCAACGTCGAGTAGAAGTCGGCATAGTCCTTGCTTTTGCGAGCATCGGCTACGGCCTGGCTCACAATCCGGTTCTTGGCCGCCGGGCTCATCGCGCGGCCTGGGTTGTCCTCCCGCCACTGGTTCAGCGCATCCTCTGCCGCCCGCAGGTAGAGGTTCTGCACACCGTTGGTGAACGCCACCACGTTGCTGGAACCAAACGCACTCGCAGCTGCAGAAGCTGGATCGGCACCTTGCTGGATCAGCGCTTGCATCATGCTGCTGCCGCCAGGCTTGCCCTGGTCCGCCAGGGACTTCACGGCCGGCAGCGCCAGATCCTGCAGCAGGGCCTGGTCCACCTGCTGTTTTACCCCAGGGGTGAACTCCTCGGCCTGTTGGCGCTTGCGCTCGATCGCCTCGTTGTATTCGCGGTAGCGCTCAGCCTGCAGCGCAGGGGTGGGCTCTGCTCGAGCAGCAGCTGCAGCCTGCTCACGCAGCGCTTTCAGACCTGCCGGAGAGGAGAACGTCGAAGGAGGTGCATCTTCGATCGTGTTCAGGAAGTCTTGACTGGCCAACGGATCGGGCCGATACGCCTCTTCGAGCACAGAAGATGTGGAACTCATCCGGTTGCTCAAGTAGCTGTCCACGTCCCGATACCCCAGGGCCGCGGCCTGATTGCGGAAGTTGATCAGTGCTGCTGGATAGCCAGGGTCTGAAGGCAGCAATGCACCTGGGCTGCCGGACTGATACCAGAGCGAGTCGAGCCTCTGCTCGATCCCCTGCTGCCCCAGCTCGTAGTCCTTGATCCGGGCTTCATTGCCTCGGTTCTTCAACTCGATCATGTCCAGCGGGCTGCTGGCACCCCATGTCGGCCGCTTCTCCATCGGCACTGACGGATCGCCACCACGCACAAACGTCAACGCCTCGGCCATCCCCGGCACCTGGCCAAAGCTGCCCATCAGCTGCTCGCGCATCTCCTTGGCGGATTTCACGCGCGATGAACCGCCCAGCATCTGCAACTGCTTATCCATCTCCTGCGTCAGCATCAGCCCTGCCAACTGGGGCCACATCGGATCCCCAGGCATCACCTGCGCACCGTTGAAGGGGATGCCGTTCTCGTAGAGCGACTGCAGCCCAGAACCCATCGCGGCGATGCCGGTGGCTGTGGTGCTGGCCTCCAGCTGGTCGTTGTAGGCCTGCTCGTGCCTGGTGGCGAACTTGTCCCACGCCCGTGTCATCTGCGGCGTGAAGTACTGCGCCACCTCAGGCATGTCTTCATTCAACCCGTAGCGCTGCATGATCTGGCTGGTGACATCCACCCGCACCTTCATCAGCTCGCCACTGCCTGGCGGAAGTCCAGCCAACTGGCCAAAGCCCTGCGATAGGGCGGTAGACAGCGCTGAGTTCACATCGTTGCCAGCGATCTGAGCGATCGCACGACGGCGGCCAATCTGCTTCCAAGGGTTGGCATCCTTCAGCAGAATTGCAGCCACAGGATCAACCCTTTCCAGTTGGGTGATCTGACTGGCAGCGTTGGTGGCAGACACCTCACTCTGCTGCTGCAGGATTAGCTGCGCCTTGGCGTATTCGTTCTGCGCCTCGGTGTAGCCGGCGTCGATCTGCTGTGTTTTCAGCATCATTGCCCCACCGGTAAGGCTGGTCGTCAGCGCCCGGTTAAAGGGAGTCAGGGCTTGAGCAACCGCTCGCAGATTGCGGCCGGGGTCGGCCTGGCTGCCGATGTTTCCTCCGTTGCCCGTATTGATCGCACGAAGACCACTGGTTACCTGGATCTCAGATGGCGCAGCAGGCTTCGGCACGTTCTGCTGCGCCGCTGGCTGGATGTAGGTATCGAGGGGTCGGGCGACAGGCGTGACCTGGCCGAAGGGAAGACGCTCTGCCATGTCAGTTCAGCAAGTTGATGCCCCGGGAGGCCAGATCGAAACCGGTCAAGCCGCTGCCGGTGCCACTACCGCCGCCGCTTGGGGTGTTCAGTCCCTTCAGCCCCTGGAAGGTGCTGATGCCGGACTGGATGCCGTTAAGAACATCAGTGGCGATGTTCAGGCCATAGGCCGCACCGTTTGGCTTGGTGGGGCCAGCACCGGTCATTGATGGCGGCTGCGGCATTACCAAGGTGGGTAGTGGCGCCAACGGCGGCAGCGGATCCATGTAGGGCTGCTCGTCGTAAAACTTCTGGCTGTTGTACCGACTGATGTATTGAGCTACTTGCGCTGCCTGTTCACGTGTGTACTGACGCTTCCTTAGCCCTGCATTGATGTTCTGCAGCGTCTCGTAATCACCCAGCTGCCGGGAGTAATCGTTGATGATGCGATCAACAGAATTACCCTCCTGCTCAAGCGTTTGCACGGATGCCCTGGCCTGCAACGCACGCCAGCGATACTGCATCCGGCCATAGGCATCCTGAATGTCGGCTTCTTGGTAGGCGTTGGAGATCGCTTGGCTGTCGCCGATGTAGGACGCCATTGCGTTAGCCCTTGTTTCGGCAACCGTTTCCGCTTGACGGATGGCGCGAATCGTCTCGTAATTTCTGAGAGAATTAACGTATGACTTTTGCTGGTTGTAGTTGACCGTCTGAGCCCAGTATTGATACTTCGAATTGGTATTGCTCAGCTTGGCATTAAACTTTGATTGCCACTTAGCGAAGCGATCATTCGCCTTTTGGAATCGCTTGGCGTCTTTGTAGTTCTGCAGCTCCTGCGCATAGGCCGCAGCCTCGGCTGCATCCTCCGCTGCACGCTGCTGATTCGCACCAAAGATGCTCAGGCCAGTTGTAACAGCTGTGATACCAAGGGAGATGGGATCCATCAGCTCATCCTCCAGAACGGGCAGAACAGAGCACCGCTTGGCCCATAGGGCTCAGGGTCAAACACCGTGAACCCAATCCGCTGCAGCCAGCGGATCGACTCGGCGTTCTTCGCAAAGACGTAGTTGCCGATCGGACCATCCACTCGCTTGAGGCAATGCTGCACCCATTCTTCCGCTTCTCTGCACAGCTGCATACGTCTAAGCCGCGTTGCCGTCAATTCATCGGTGCCCAGCAGCCAGATCAGATCACCGTCCAGCCCTGTCAGCCCCAGGGGGACGCCCTTGTGGTCCACGATGGCCTGGCAGATCTCACTGCTGGCCCAGCTGTTCACTGTCACCAGATAGGGATCAATCCCGTGGCTGAGCTGCACCTCCTGCCGATCTGAAACACGCAGCCGCTTTGCCACGTACTTCACCCTCTCCTCAGTCGCGGCGGCCCATTTCATAGCGATTTGCTGTTAGTGCTCAGTAGTGCAGTCCACTCACACGTGGAGAACTTGCACGGCAGCGGCGTCGAGTTGACCACCTCGACGATGCACTGCTCACCGCGACTTGCGATCGGCACGCTGAACACACCCTCGTAGTAACGACCGGCATCGCTGTCTTCATTGGGCGCTGTGCCGATGGTTGAGCCACGGGTGGCGATGATCGTGCCGTCGTAGGTGTATGTGGCTGTCGGCCGGTGCTCTGGGCTCACCGTGACCTGGAAGTAACCGCTCTCGTGGTAGCGGAGCTTGGCTGATCGCACTTGGGTACGAACCGTGTTGCTGGCGGTCTTGCCTGTGCCCACCTCCTTCATCACCTTGAAGCGGCTGAAGCGATAGCGGAACTGATACGGCACACCCGCGAATACATCGGCGTTGCTCCAGTCACCGCGTGTGGTGAACGTGGTTCCGCTGTTGATCGTGGCCAGCAGCACGCCACCCATCTTCCGGCCGGGCGTGGTGCTGTAACCCGACCACAGCTGGGTTGTGGTATCAGCGATGTAAGGCAACGTCCAGGTGGTCGTCTCTGTTGCGGCGTTGTAAACACCATCCGCCATGCGCATCGGTGCGCTGGTGACGTTGGTGTTGCTCACCCGCCGATCCAGCAGCATTGGGTAGGGCGTACCGGTCTCCTCGGATAGGCGATCGAGAACAGAGATCACCTCGAGGTAGACCTTGGTGCCGTACTGCATCAGGCAGAACAGCTGTTCTCTGACACACAGAATCGAGAGCACCTTGTCGCAACCGGCGAAGTCCCAGTAACTCCAGCTGGCCTGCACCCTCTGAGCCGTCTGGCCATCGCTGCGGTTGAAGAACTTGTAGACGTAGATCCTGTTCTCGTAGCCCGTCCGGCCCGAGATGAAGAAGATCGCGTTGCCCGTGTCATTCGCCGCCATCTTGAAGATGCCCGACGGCACATAGGCGCTCACGTGGTCGCTGATGTCAGCCGCATTGGCCACCACACCGCTGCCACTGCCCACCACGGCAAACTCCCGGAAGCGACTCCACACGCCGTTCTCTTGGGCGAAGAACACACCGCTGCCCACCTGGCTGGGCCGCAGCCCCGTATCGGCCTCGTACTGGGTCAGCACCGTGAGCCGCGAGGTCTGCGAGGTCAGCGGCTGATCACCGCTACTCAGTCGGAACTGGCTCTGGGAGCTGAAGATGATCAGCTCGTCTTGGTACGGCACCGCGTAGCGCAGCACCGAAATCCGGTTGTTGCTGGCTGAGATGTCGATCGGATCGGAATCCAGGATCGTGGTGGCTGTTTCCGGGAAAAACTGGAAGAACTCCCCAGAGCGGCTCAGCACCACCGCCTCATCCGCCAGCAGGCCTAGGCGGTTGCGATAGACGAACACATCGTTGATCGGCTTCCCGACAAAGCTCGGATCCACCACCGTGTCGTAATCACCGCAGGTGCGATCACCCCACTTCGGCAGGGTGATGGTGCCCACCGTGCGGCCATCCACCGGGCCGAAGTAGAAGGTGCCATCCGGCAGCCGCACCAGCGCATGAGGCATGGTGCTGGGCTTGATCTTGTACTGGGTGCCCGGCGCCACCGTCTCCACCCAGGCACCCTCACCAAAGGTGCCCAGGCCCTCCCGTGGGCGGAACTCCACGTAGTAGCCGTCCCACTTGTTGCCAGGGTCGCCATCGATTTCCACCTGGTAGCCAACTGGGCCGATCGTCGGCAGCTCAGTGAAGGCCTGCACGCTGTTGGTGATCGCCGTGATGTCCGAGTTGGCCCGGGCATCCGTGGCCTTGATCGTCATCGGGCTGCTGCTCTTCAGGTGCAGCACCGAACCCGACTGGTCGATCGTCACCCCGCTCACACCAGCGAGGCCGGTCTTGATGTTCTCCGCGATCTCAGCTGCGCTGATCTTGACCTCCGTCACCGTCGAGCCGGCCACGATCACGGCTGCCGTTGCAGTGGTCACATCCACCGTGGTGCCGTTCAGCGTCACGCTGTACTTCTGGCCGTAATTGGCCGCCTTGACCCAGATCAGGGCTTCATGCGTCGCAGGCCGCGGCGTCACTGGGCTCAGCGCTGGGTCCATCTCTGGGGCCTTCAGCGTGTTCAGGATCCAGGTGTAATCCGCAATCGTGGTGGCCCTGATCTGGCTGCGGGCATCGGTGATGGTCGACAGGTAGCCATAGCCATCAGGGGCGCTGACCGTCTTCTCGTTGCCCGCCAGATCAAACACCTTGATCGCGGTCTTGGTAATCACCGCCAGGTATTCCTCGTTGTCGTCACGTAGCAATGAGTGAAAATACGCATCGCCAAAATCTGTATCGCTCACCTTGGCAAGCGTGTTGGTGCCGTCACGCTTCCGCAGGCCTTCGGCGATGCTTGACATCCCATTGATCTGGATCTCGCCCTGCGATGGATCACGCTGCGAATCCGGTTGCTGGCTGATCCCCTGGATCAGGTTCGGAATGGCGTAGCTGTAGAGCTCAGCCAAGGTGCGTTCCCCCAGCCATGCGGCGATCGAGCAGGCCAAAGCCCGCCTGATACGTCGGGAAGGGCCGCAGGCCGCGGCCACCGGTGATGCTGTTGGGCTGGTGCTGATCGAACTCAACCCGGTTCAGCTCCACCAGGGCCTGCTGCTCATCCAGCGAGGTGAACTTGAACACCTGGTCTGAACCGAGCACGCGATCGGAGAACACCCGTGCGGCGCGGATGGTGATCCAGCGGTTAAACACCTCCGGCGATTCATCCCAGGCCAGCAGCCACGTCACATCCGCGTGCAGTGGACTGATGCCGTCTTCGATCTGATAACTGCGCTTCACCCGGTCGTAGACCCGCAATCCGCGCAGCTGAAACCGTCCGTTCCACCGATACGGATCGAGGCTGAAGGAGATCACGTTCTCTGGAATCGTGATCTGATTGGTCGTCTCGTCGCGGGAGAAGGGGTACTCGTACTCCATGTTCCAGCTCCAGCCACGCGACTGGCCTTCCTTGTGGAACTCCAGCAGCGTCTGCTGGGCCATCCACACTTCGCCAACCTGCTGGCCCTCAAGGCTGTTCACCGGCTGTTCGCCGATGCAGGCCAGCGCCACATTCACTGCCTCCAGCAGGGTGGTCCTGCCTGGCGTGACCCCCTCGTACTGCAGACCCATGACGTATGCACTAGTGCACTTCTCATGGTACGGGGCATGAAAAAGGAGGGCCATAAGCCCTCCCCGTTCTCCACTGTTGCGCAGGAGCCGCTCTCCCGCTGAAGCCTACGGCTTTTCGATCACAACAGCAGCTTCTTGGCGCAGGGTTCCCATGCCGACACTCATGCGCGCCAAAAGCAATGTTCCCTGGTACTCGATGTTGAAGTCGCCAGAGGTCATCTGCAGCGAGGGCTGCTTGAGGGTCAGCACGCCGGCGCAGTCACGTGAGAAGATCATGCCCACGCACTTCGACAGATTCTGCTGGTAGGCAGTGTTCTTGTCTCCGGAGACGTTGGTGTAAGCCGGCTGCGTCACATGATTGCTCATGAACAGCGGGATGCCGGCCACACTCATGGTGCGACCATCAGCGATCGTGCCGTTGCCGCCACCACCACCGTTGAAGTCGGTGTTGATCGCACGGCTGGACTGGGAAATGTAGAAGTACTCCTCAGGGGAGAAGACTCCATACATGCCGTTGATGCCCACATCCTTCTGCTCGAGTGCCACACGGGCATCGAAGATCTTCTGGACGAGTTCATCACCTTTGGCCTGCACGGTGGCCGCGGCATAGCCAGCACTCAGGGTGAGGCCAGCGCCGGTGCGAGGCTGGTTCTTGGCCAGTGCCAGGGGCTCTGTGGCGCTCTTGGCGGCGCCATAGATCACGCGAGCGGCACGCTTGTCCCACTCGTAGGCCAGGGCCAGGCCCAGCTGCTTGGTGTACTCCTGGCGCACGGGCCAGTAGCTCATCAGCTCGTCGAGCTCATAGATCACGGTGTCCGCGATCAGAAGCCCGTCGAGGTTGATGATCACCTCGTTGAGGTCGCTCGGCTCGTTGCCTTGGCCCAGGATGGGCTCGCCAGGAGTGTGGTAACGGGCAGACATTTTGCCTGCCACAGGGAAGGCGGCACTTTTGCCGCCTTTGATGTTGCGTTCTTTGAGCTTGCCTTTGAAGACGCAGTTGGTCTCCATCGCTCCAATGACCTCCGCAATTCCCAACTTGAGGAATAGGGCGCGGTCATCACCTGTGCCTTTGATCTGGCCTAGGCGCTGAAGCGTTGCAGTAGGGGGTGTGGCTGGTGCCATGACAGTTCAGATGTAGACCTTGATCAACGACGGCTGCAGTCCGGTTGTCCCCGCAGGGGCCATTCCTTGGCGGTCGAATCTCGCTAGTCCTGATCTGAAACTACTAGAAGAAATCGCTGCGGGCGACCATCGAATCCACCTTTGCCCGATAGGCATCGTCGGTCTCGTAAAGCACCTGCCCCAGACTGTTGCGCTTCTGCATTGCTTCCAGCACTTGACCCATGCTCTCGAAGGCCATCCCATCGCTGGGTGTGCTGCCGCCGATCAGCTTTGGCTCACGAGCCTGAGTCGCTGGCTTGCCTGCCCGTTTGCTGATCGCAGCCTGCATGGACATTGAACGCAGGGCCCAGAAGATGGCCTGGCGGTTACCGCTATCCACCACCTGGTTGTAGGAGGCCAGCTCGGCTTCGGTCAGGTTCTGCTTGGCCCAATCGGTCAGCTCCTGGAAGGCCTCAGCGCCGCCCACCTGAGTCTTGAACTCGTCAACCTCCTGCTCAGATAGCGCCTCGAACTCCGCCGCCGGTTGTTCGTCGCCCGCTGCATTGGAGAGGTACTGCTCGATCACAGGCCGGGGGATGCCGGCACCCTCGAGCTTGTCGACGTAGCCGCTCAGATCCTCACCAGCTTCAAAGCGGGCTGCCATCTCGAACGGGTTGACGCCCGCTTCCTCAAACTTGTCGGTCAGCAGCTCGCCGTATTGCTTGAGCGATTCATCCCGCGAATAGTCCGGGATCTCAATCTCGCTCTCATCCTCGACCTGCTCGCCGCGGCCCAGCTTGCGCTCGAGCTCCTGGTAAGCACGAGCGAGGTCTTCCTGCGAGCGGAACTTGCCCAGCAGCAGTTCCTGCTCTTCCTGCTGTGCGCCAGTGTCACCCTCAGGCGTGAGCTCACCGCTCTCCTGCTCACGCAGAAACTCGGCTGCCAGCTCTTCCTGGCCAGGTGCAACCAAACCGCTGGGGGAGACATCACTGGTGATGCCCATCACCGGTGCGGGGCTGAAGGTGGAGTCGGTCATTGGGGTTGAAGTTCAGGGTCTTGTGCGCTGGCCATCTCCTGCTCGATCGCAGCAGCGTTGGCCACCTTCTGTGGGTCGGCCATGCCAGCAGCCATGGCCTGTTGCGCCATGGCCATCTGCTGGGCCTGCTGCTGTTCAGCAGCAAGCTCGTCTTCCGTTTTGACCAGGCCGATGATGTCGAGGCCCATCGCCGCAGCCAGGCGCTTGATCAGCTCAGAGCTGTTGACGTAGGTGGTGATGCCATCAGGCCCCAGCGTCTGCTGAAGGATCGTCATGAAGCGAGCGGTCTGCTCGAGGTCGTTCCCGCGGCCAACAGCGGCCAGGCCTACAGACACCACCGGTGTCACCAGACCCTCCGGCAGCTGGCCCATGCCGCCGCCACGCATGAACAGATCGAGCTTGCGTGAGATGTAAGGGGCCTGCAGCTCAACCGTCAGCTGGGCATAAATAGAGCCGATGGCCTGTTCCAGCTGCAATGCCTGCAGGCGGACCTCTTCCGCGGTCACTCGTTCCGCGTCTCGCATGTCGGCGAGCATGAAGGCCTGGGCCAGCCGCATCTCGATGCGCTGCAGCGTGGCCACAGCCACGTTCAGATCGCTGCCCTTCTGGACCTGAACGGTGAACACATCGTCAGGGTTGCCGGGCAGGTAGGCGCCGTTGGGGGCCTCTGCCAGCTGCTTGGCGTTCACCACCGCCGATGGCTTCACTAGATGGCGCACCTGCGCCGACACCAGCGCACCTTCAGCCACAGCCTGGTTCAGGGCCTCCGCGGTCTGCAGATCAGCGATGCAGGCCGACTCGACATAGCCCGGGCCGTAATCAGAGCCATCCACGCGAATCATGCGTAGTGGCAGCCAAGGAGACCGGCTGCTGCTGGCGCTGCCAGACGAGCCCTCGATCTCCTTGCCCTTGATCTCCTGGTGCCATTTGACGCGGCCGTCCTCCCACTTAATCCAGGTAAAGACCTTCACGGTCTTGTCCACTTGGGACAGCGGGCTGGCCTCGACGATGCCGCGCAGTTCGCTTTCCTCTTCCCCCTTCAGCGCCTCACGCACCGCAGAGGGCAGGCTCTCGATCGACACCTCTTCGCAGACCACGGCCTCCTGGGGGCTACCCATCGGGTCGCGGCTCAACGCATAGCGGTTGAGGTGGTAGCACTTCAGCCCGTCTTCAGCGATGTAGAGCAGAGCGTTGCCGGCCACCAACAGGTGCATCAACGCCTCGTGCATCACCACGCGGTCATTCGATGCCTCGATGCTTCGCAGCACTGAGCGCTCGAGCCGTGCCAAGCCAAGCTCAATCTCGCTCTTGGTCTTGGCGATGTCCTGAGGGGTGGCCCCCATGTTCACCATCTGCTCTTCCTGCTTCTGCATCTCCACGTCATCGATCGTGAAGCGGAAGAAGCTCTGGGTCGGCGGCAGGATCGCCAGCAGCAAACGGCTGGCCAGGTTGTGCACACCACGAGCCCCAATGCCATTCCACGGGAGGGGGAACGACTCCTGGTGATGAGCCGTTGGCTCTGCGGTATTTGGGATCAGGTAGGGCACCGTCAGCCGGCTGGCTTGACGGGCCCGATCGAGATACCAGTCGCGGCCATTGCCGACCAGGCGGCGGTAGGTCTGTTCGGCGTTCATAGCATCAGGCAGCGATGTTCAACCCAGCGCCAGCCGACGAGCTCATCGCCGGACTGATCGACAGTGGGTTGCGGTTGGGCTTGCGGCGAGGGGTGATTGCACTGGTGGTCTTGGCGCCAGCAGCGGGCGCGTTCTGACTGGTCACCACCGCATAGGCGCCCTGAGGGCCCTGCAGTTGTTGCTGCTGCTGCTGGGCGGTCGCAATCGCGCTGGTGAGCGTGTTGATCTGATTGATCCAGTCGGTATTGTCGGTCTGGTTATTGACTGTCTGCTGGTTGATTGCATTGATCAAATCCTGGTTCTGGGTCTCAACCGATGCAACCCAGTCCTGGATGTCCAGCATCTCCTTGGTGACGCCGGTCTTGTAGTTGTTGTAGACATTACTTGTGACACGCGGCGCTGCTTTCGCGGCATCCTTGATGCCAGCCTTGTCAACGCCAAGCGATGTCAAATAGTTGACATCCCTCATCCCCAGGCCAGCACCGCCATAGGTACTGGTGTCGTAGGTGGGGACAATGCTCTGGTTGATTGCTTGCTGCGTCGCGGGCTTGATGACCGCACCAGAGTTGGCGATCGCCTTGGCGGCAGACGTGGCGTTGCCAGCGATCTTCAAGATCTGGTTGTACTCCTTGACGCTGACCTTCTTGCCCGCGTCCTTGACGGCCTGCTTGACGGCCTGCTTTTGCTTTTTCTGCTTCTTTTTGTTGGCCATGGTGGTGTCCTCAGGTGATGGAAAGACCAGCGCCAGGGGCTGAGCCACTTGCTGTCACACGGTCAACCCGGAGGTTTGAACGACCGCGCCGGCGAGTGCTGGTGTCCTCGCGGTCCCGGCCGACGACCGGTGGCTTTGCCGAAGGCTCAGGAGGCGGCGCCCCCATCAGCGCCGACATCTGCATTGCCTGCTCTGACAGCGCTGATTGATTACTGGCCAGTTCGAGCTTCAGATCACGAACCTGCTCGATCGTGCGAGAGAGATCCTTGTCGCTCTGCTGCAGGTCCATCTGGGCCATGGCCAAAGCCGTATCCGGCTTTTGCAGCTGCCTGACCGCCTTGGTCATCATCCGCTGCGCCGCCTCAGCCGCGTGCATCTTTGGCTGCTTGATCTTGGCCCGTTTGGGTTTAGGGGCCTCAGGGGCCTTAGGAGCACCACCACACATCAGAGTCCCTCCATGTCGAAGCCTTCGGTTTCTTGTTCCTCGTAGGTCTGCTTCAGGAAGCGGACGACCGACACCTGGCCGGACTTCACCCAGACGTGGCGATCGCTTGTATCTGGGTCCACCATCCGATCGGGGAAATGGGCCTCCAGCCACGTCAGTAGCTCAGGCGTGAGTCTGGGCTTTAGCACAGCTGGAGAGTGTCTGCCCTCAGGCTACCGGTGGATTCCACAGAAGCGGAATACCACGATCAAAGTCGTATTCACCAGCGCGGAGTATTCGAGCACAGCGGGCCTGGGTGATCGCATAACGCTGGTCAAACCCTGCTTTCTCGTAAGCCGCGAGCACCTTGGACCACATCTCCACATGTGAGATACAGCCTGCGAGCAGCTTCTTGGCTGTCACCGCCCCGATCTTTGGACAGCCGGGATAGTTGTCGCTTGCATCGCCCGTGAGTGCCTGGGCATAGAAGGCAAGATCAGCCTCCCTTTCACTCACAGACATCCGCTCGCCATCGCGCAGATGCTCGCCGGGAAGGGTGAGCATGTCCTTGTCTTGGCTGACGATCACATCGCCCTCCTGGTAGCTGATGCCCAGGGCGTCGTCCCCCTCCACCTCAGGGAACCGGGCAATGTCCCAGCCCCTAGCGGCGGCCGTGGTCATCACCCACTCCATCAGGGCGCCATAGCCTGCCGGCCTGCGCATGGTGCGGCGGTTCTCCTTGTACTTGGGCCACAGGCCTTTGCGGAAGGAGGTCCGGTCACCAAAGACCAGCACCGGCTGATATCCCACCAGCGTGGCCATGAACTCTGCGATGCGGTTGTCGAAGGCCTCTTTGGCGTCATCGTGACGACACACATAGGTCCAGACGTCTGGGCTCCACTGCGCCTCCTGCTCTGACCCGGCTGCGCAGCGATAGAGGAAGTACTCGGTGTCAATCAAAGCCCTCACAGTCCTGCCTCCTGCATGTCCCACTCAACCAGCTCCTTCAGCCGCTCCTGGTAAAGGCCGGTGCAGGTGCTGCAGGTGCGGCCCGATTGCTGATACAGCCACTCGAGGTAGTCCTGGCGGCGCTGTTCGATCTTGAGGTCAGTCATGGAACCTCCAATTGATGATCTGTCGAATGACAGGAAACGTGCCAGCCCATACGCCAAAGGGGCAGTGCAGCACGGGTTTTGGGATGAAGTGAATCTCGCCCCATCGGGGGAAATCTGGGTGGACGCCGCTGTTTTGCCAGAAGACGCGGCCGATGTAGCCACCGGTGCTGGTAATGGCCATAAACGTGGGTTGGTGGGTCATCCTTCCGTCTCCCTGATGAGTCGATCGGCCACCTCGTTGATGGCCAGGAAGCAGATGCGGGCCTGGCCCGGGTCGGGCGCCCAGGTGCGAATGGTCTGACTGATGTGATGCAGCACAGCTTTCATCCGCCGCCTGTCATCTATGCCGTAGTCGTTAAAGGACCAGTAGAGGTCTGTCACCTCATCAAGCAGTTTCATCGGATTAGCTCTACAACAGCTGTTGGCCAGCGGTTACTGGCGTATTTGACCGCGGTTTTCGGGCTCTCAGCCATCAGCGACACCCTCATCGGCTTTGCCTTCTGAAAGGTGATCACGAGCCGATACTCCCTGGCCCTACTGGGATTGCGGGGGCGACTAATGCCATCGCCAAGGTTGGGCTGCTCCTCAGGCGGGAACAGCGCGTCCATGGCGTTCTTGATGCGATCACGGCTATTCATGCCGAGCCTCCAGCACATGCTGAATACCACGGATGTAGCCATCCCAGTACGAGCTAGCGGCATGGGCGCCGTCACTCACTGCCGAGTTGTAATTGCGATACGCAAAATCCAGCAGTCGTTTGCAGGTGCCGACAGTCACGCCATCGAGAGACGTGTCATCGCTTGGGTTTAATTGGTCTGACATTGCGCAAGTCATAAACACGAGTGGTTTTGCGTGTGCTGCCCTGGCTCCAGAGAACAGTGCAGCTGTTGTCGTAGACATCGGCGACTACTCCTTTCTTCCAGCCAGAGGCGGTATAGAACTCCACCTCCTTCCCTCTGTTCAGGCGAGACCAACTCACAGCGGCTTCTGGTGATGCGTGCGGTGATAGGCCTCCATATCCCGGTAGTTCATCTCCATGAACTCCGAGTGCTCTTCAAGGAAGTCCCGGCTGGGAAGAACTGGCTCCCTGGCGTTGAGGTTGAACTGCATCACTGACCACTTGCCCGTCAGCAGCCCCCTCTCGAGGATCGAGCGCAGTTGCGCCTTGGTGATCAGCAGATCCATCAGGGTCGATCTCGGCAAGGAACAGCAGGTAGTCGGCCCACTTCTTGGGCGTCAGGCCAGGGCCTTCATCCGCCGGCGGCGGCAGGCATGGCAGCTCTTCGGTCATGAACGGCACGTAGGCACCTCCGTTAGTGGGATCAGGTGGGGCAGTGATTGATTGGGCTGCAGCAGGCAGCAAGCGCTGCTGCTCTTCTGAGGGCTTGCACAGCTGCGGCAGATCAGGGCGAAAGCCCCAGCTCCTGTTGGCCAGGCCGTTCTCGGCCCGGTACAGCGGCACCATCAGCTCCTTCCACGTGGGATAGCGGAGGAAGTTCTGGCCGCCGGTGGACTGCAGCCACTGCTCAGCAGCCCAGAGGAACTGGGCATCTGAAACCTCGGGGAACTCAGAGCAGAAGGAGACGAACTTCAGCTGACAGATGTGAGGAGACCAACGATCTGCCTCCTTGATCCGCAGCTGGGCAGCGACCATCTCGGCCACTGCCAGGAACGTCTCGATCGTCAGGCGACCTTGGTGTTCCATGCCGCAATCGCCTCCTGCATGGCTGTGCTCTTGGGCGCCAACCCTTCCTCTGCCGGCGGCGCCATCTCTCCCATGTATTCGGGCTTGAGGGCCTGCCAACCCGACTCGACGCCGGCCTTTGCCAGCAGCACCTGCTTCCACGTCGGCAGCGCTGCGATCCGGCTCACGTTCTGCTGCCAGGCCTTCTCGGTCCACGCAGCTTTTGCACCGTGTTTGGAGAGACGGCTGACGTTCCACCACTCGACCAGTAGTGGCTGGGCTTCGCCGCAGACATTCACCAGGTAGTCGTCATCCAAGCTGGCTGCATACCGCTTGGGGCGTTTGGGCTCCTGGTCCTCGACAACAGCCAGGACCGGAGGGCCACCATCGATGTAGCCGGCAGCGCGGCCGGCATAAACCGCCACCCGCTCAATGGTCTGGAAGTTCTTGCCGCAGCTCCTGCAGATGCGGATGCGGCGGTCATAGGCAGCGCTGGATCTGGTCTCCGCAACGCGGGAGTCGGGATGGTCGCAATGAGGGCAGTTCATCACTGGCCCTCCTTCGGAGACCAGTCACCACACCAATCCAGGGCATCAACCTCAGGCCAGTAGCCAACAAAGGAAGCCTTCGGCCCGGTGAGCGCCGGCGGGGCAGACCGGCGACATTCGATCAGCTCACGGTCTTCGGTGATCTCGGGATCAAAAGCAACTGCGAAAAAGCAGTTGTCGCAGCGCTGTTCACGCCGCAGCGGGTACGGATTCGTCATTCCAAATCACCTTCAAGTGGATCGATTGAGAGTTCTTGGGCTGCTGCTGCCACTGGGCCTCGATGCGCTGCAGCACCGTCACCCGGTCATCCGCCCAGACAATCCCGTTGCCGGCATCCATCACGGCGCCAGCCAGGTTGTCCAGATCCGATGTGCCCGGGCCGAAGAAGGTCAGGTGCAGAGCTACGACCTGGCCTTTACCCAGCGGTGGGATCGTCCACCACTCGGCAAGGATTGCCTGAACAGCTTTGGTCCAGGCCTTGTATTTGCTGTCCTTGTAGGCAGAACCTTTGCCAAAGCGGGGGCGAGACTTGGGCTGCAGCGGCACTGGCAGCACAAAGTCAGCAGTGCGCAGGGCCATCAGAAGGGGATGTCCTCGGCGTCAGCAGCAGCCAGAACAGCGGGTGCTGCTGCCTGTACTTCTGCAGCGCGGGCACGGAGCTTTGCTGCAAAGCTCTCTTCCTCTGGCTCCTCCTGCGCAAACGCAGTACATGCAGCGGGCGTCTCCACCACGTAACCGTCTTCCTCGGCGAAGGGATCGGCGTCACGGCCGGCGTACTCCACCAGCTCGAGCACCTGGACTTGCTCAAGCTCGAGGCTCATGCCCTTGGCGCCGGCCATCTCCCAGCCCCAGGGAGTAAAGGCCACCTTGATCTTGCTGCCGTTGCCGATCAGCGTCTCCTGCGGCCAAAGGTTCTTCTTGGAGTCCACCACGATTGGGGCATCCTTCAACTTGCCCTTGGCGGTCAGCTCCTTCCGCTTGAAGCGGAACTCGATCTTGCCGGTGGGCACTTCACGGCCCTTGTCGTCTTTGCTGGTTTGCTCGCCAAAGGGCCAGCCATGGCGACTGATCTTCGCCTTGGCGCCGTGGAACTCCTCAAAGCACTTTTCCAAGCGCTCGGTGAAGGCGATGGTCTCGGGATCGCTGGGGTCCAGCACCAGGGAGACGGACCAGGCCTTGGGGTTGTCCTCGAAAGCAGTGGGCTCTCCCAGGACCTTGGCCCATTGGGCTTCACCCCTAGGGCTAACGATGAGTTCGCGGGGCATCTGCGATGCACATGTGGGGAACAACGAGAACGTAAGCCCCTAGGCGTGCTACGGCAAGACTCCTAGGTGAGTCCGATTGGGTTCATCACGAGATCAGCTGAAGCAATAGGGGTTTTCGCCGATCTGATTTGCGCATAAATCGCCGACCATTGGCGGGGCACCTAGGCGCAGACGAGCATTGCGACTGGCTTCTACTTGGATCTCAGACAGCCAATCCTGCTGATACATCTCTCGCAGCTCGCTATGCAACACGCCATGCAGCCAGGCCGCTCGAGCAGGCGTTGTGGCGAAGCAGTCGTGGTTGGTCAACACGGGCGCCTGCACAGATGCACAAGTGAGAACCATTTGGTGGCAGAAGGCTGCATCGAATGTGTGGATGGCGTTGGCCGTGATGCCCCGGTTGGTCACACGGGCGCTCAGCTGGCCCGGCTCGTAGCTGGCATCCACGCGCTTCCAGCGCCGTGAGCCATTGATCACCGTGCCCACTTTCTGGGTCTCCTCCATCAGGCTGCCCAGGCGAATCGGGAATCCCGACGGGCTGTTCCAGCGGATCGGTTGCTGCTTGCGCAGGCAGCGGCTGCTCACGTCCCGCAGCCACGTCTCAACGGCAATGCAGCTGCGCAGCTCGGTGCCGATGACCAGATTGAGCTTTCGCGCCAGGTACTGCGCCGGCACGGTGTATTCCTTCTCCCATCGCCCCACTGGCTGATCAGGATTGGCTCCCTGCAGGTGGGCCACCAGCTGCTCAACCAGCCCGAAGTGCTTGGCGCCGTACACCGTGGTCATCACTGGCCCCTTCGCCAGCGATCGGTCCACACCGTGCTTCAGCCACAGCTCGGCATAGCGCTGGTCTCTGAAGTCGAAGCTGTCCAGATCGGCCTGCAACAACTCCGTCAGTCGCCCTGCCACGTGGGCGTAGAGGTCGTTGCGGTGATCGCCGATCACATTGGTGGCCAGGGCCAGCGAGTGATCGCGCGTGAGCGCCGCAATGATTCCCAGCCCGCTACAGGTCTGGTCGAAACGAACCGGCACACCACTGCTGGTGTCGCCCTGCAGCACCTGGTGGATTGCCTTGGCCAGCTGCAGGAACTGCCATGGCTCCTTGGCACCCTTCCACAGATCCAGCTGATCCAGCGGGCTCTCAGCCACCGACGTGATCAACGGCAGGTTCTCTCTCCCCCAGGCCGCACGCTCAGCCCAGCTGGAATGACCCAACCCGTAGTGTCCGGCCGCGGCCTGCAGCATCTGCACCAGGGCCTGCTCATCAACCGGCTCGCGCTGCGCGAACGAGATCAGCGCTTTCTGGTGATCAGGCCCTTGATGGCCAGCGATTCGGCTGCCGCAATAGAGGCGACCCCTGAAATCGAAATCGTGCTCAAGCCAGATCGGGTATGCACCAACCTCCTCGGCCTGGCGAATCGCATCCTCAATCCGCGCCCGCTGGGCAGCCTGCATGTGGGCCAGCCACGCTTCCTCAGGGTCACGGCGCACGGCGAACAGGGCCGGCAGGTTGGCGTCCCAGGCGACGCGCTGCAGCTCGACCATCCATGGATCGATCTCCAGCTGCTGCTGCTCGACATAGTTCGCCACTTCAATCGCGGTCTTCACCGACTCGGCCGTTATGTGGCTCAGATCCAGCGGCTTGCGACTGGACACCAGCGACCGCGTGCCGCGAACAACATCCGTCCAGGGCTCAGGCGGCAACAGCGACGGCAGCATCCGCACTGGTAACGGTCGTGGCGGGTTCAGCCGCACCACCTCGAGCGCGTCCTCCGTGGCCTCCACCAGCGGCACGCGATCGCTGGTGAAGCGAATCAACGTGGTGTTGGCGGCAATGACCTCGAGCAGCAGCAATCCCAGCTCTCGCCGCTCCTTCTGGGTCCAGCCCCTTGGATCCACAGACAGCTCATTGAGGATCCGGTTCGAGACGGTCTTGCGGCCGTATTTCTTCTTGAGCGTGCTCATCAGCACCACACCCTTCTGCTGATACAGACGGGTGGCCTTCAGCTCGTCCTGCAGGGCCTGGCCAATTCGCTTGGCTAAGTCCGCTCGCCGCGGCCGTGTACTGATGCCATCGATCACCACCGCCAACGCGATGGCCGCAATCGACCGCGGACCTCGATCACAGAAGTGCAGCAGTAATGGCCATGCCCCCATGTGCTTCCCTGCCATGTGGGGGTTGTCCAGCAGCCGGGTGAGCAGTGCATCCAACGCCACATTCACCGATTCCCCATAGAGACGGAACAGGGCCGCGCCGTAGGCCGTGCTGCCCTCGCGCCCCTGGGCGATCAGCTGCTGATAGCTAACCCGGCCACGCTGTTCTGCTCGCTGTTCTTCCCTGATTTGCCTCTGCCGATGCAGTTCGTCCACAGGTGTGGATGCGCCTTTTTTGATGTCCAACGTGCAGAACTCACTGCTTTCAGCAGCAATTCCACCCCACCTGTGCACAGTTCTGCCATGGGCAGCAGATACCAGTTATGGCCTGTTCTGGCCGTTTACTCTGCAGTGGTGCATTGGTGCGAAGCGCTTTTTAAGTCCGCTGCGTATGCCAATTCCGCCATGCTCCCGCCTTGCGCTGCAAGGGATTTGGAGAATCCCAAGCAGAGCCACCGTAAGCAGACTGCCGATTTTCTCGGCAGAAAAACTCACCCGGTGGACGCAGGCACATTACTGACGAATCGAGACTGGGATTGCTCGAGCAGCCGGCGATACCGGCTGGCAGCCTCCAGGGCCTCGGCGGCCACCTGGAACGGATCGGCCCCAGACTCGGCCAGCTGCCTCCTCAGTTGTTGAACCTCTCGTTGTGCGGCGGTCATTGAGACCTCCAGCAGGGATTGGAGAAACTGTAACTAACCGTTGCAGTTACGCAAAATACCAACCATGCACCTGTGAGCTACAACTGACCAAACGCTTTGGTCGAGATGAAAAGAGAGTCCCTTCATCTCCCGGGCGGCATCTCGATTGAAACCGGCCCTGACTGGAACGGCCGCTATTACGTGGCCTACAAAAGGGGCGTCAGCATGTTCTTCCGCGACCCAGGCCAGCTGCGCAAGTTCATCGATGTCTACGCCAAGGGCGCCCGCCGTGAGTCGCTCGATTCATGGTTGGCCTCACTGCAGGCCGCAGATCAGGCCAAGCAGGAGAAGCATGAAAAGCCCGAGCTGCCAGAAGGCACCAGCTTTGATCCCATCGATCACGAGGATGACCCAGCCCTCAGCACCAAGATGGTGATTTGAACCAGCGCGATACTGGAGGCAAATCGCCATTGCGCGTCATGGCTGAACACGACATCTCGCAAGACCTCCAGGACCTTCACTCCAGCGTCATCAAGACGATCAAACAGCGCGTTGAGCTGGGTGGTGAACCAGAGGATCTGCGGCTAGCCCTGCAGCTGCTGAAGCAGAACTCCATCACCGCCAGCCTGGCGGAGGCCGACACCCAGGCGCTGAAGTCGCGTATGGCCGGCAAGCTCGACTTCTCCACCCTGCAGGAGAAAGTGGTGCCTATCCGCCAGCCCCAACAGCCGGACGCTTCACCCCGCCGTAAGCCCGGCCACGAGGAGATGGCCTGAAGCCCAGGGCCAGCGCATCAATGCTGGCCCCTGTCTCATCGAAGAAGGCCTGGCGGGTCCAGTCCTCCAGCTCGGCCTGACGGTTGGCCTGGGCCTTGCGCTGGTCCTGGGCGGCGGCTTCAGTGAAGAACTGCAGGGCCAGGGCCAGCGCATCGATCCGGTCGTCGTGCACCAGGGCCCCGCGCTCGGTCGTGATGCGGCTCAGCTGGTACATCAGTGAGCGCTGGTGGCCGTTGTCAGCGTTCCGCTCGGCCTCCCGGTAGTCCTTCCTGATCAGCTCGCTGCCCACCACCAGCCGGTGCTGCTGCACGATCGGTGCGATCACATCCACGATCCGCCGTTCCTTCTGCATCGAAACCCGGATGGCCTCGATCGGATTGGGATGCACCCGGTTCATCACCGGTGACAACAGGGCCTCGAACATGCCGTCTCCGAAGTTGCTCTCCACCACGGTCTGGTTCACGCCCCAGCGGCGAGCACGGTCGGCCAGCATCCGCAGCACCTCCTCGGCATAGCCCTGGGTGGTGCCACCGCTCTCCAACACAAACATGTTGCCGTTGAGCTCAGCCACCACGGCCCAGGCCAGTTCATCGGCACCGCGGCCGGATGGGTCGATTGCCATCACGCACCGCCAGGTCTCCTGTTGGCTGATCCAGCCCTGGCTAAGCATCGGCCGGTGGTAATGCCGGTCAGCACCCAGGCCAACGCACACCAGATCGTTGATGCGCTGATCAGGCCCTGAAGCCCAGCTCACCACCTCCGGCAGCGCCTTGCCGTCGAGATCCATCACGATCAGATCGCCCAGCCTGATCGGATAGCGATCAAGGGTCGACAGCCGGCAGTTGAGCTGGAACTGCAGCTGCACCGATGCCCGGGTCATGGACATCTCCCGGCGCAGCAGCTCGTCGTGGCCGAAGCGCTCAGGATCTGTCGGCTCACCCTTGATGACAGGGTTCTCCTCCACCTCAGCCGCGATCAGCGGGTCGAGGCAGCCCTCGTAGCAATCCCATTCATCGTCATCCCCCGGGTTGGGGTAGCGGGCCGGCCAGAACCGCTGTTGGTAGTTCCGCTCTCTCCTCATTCGCAGGTAGAGGCTTGACTCCAGGTGCGGCGTGCCCAGGAAGATCGTCTGCTTCGGCAGCTCGCCCGCCACCTCTGGCTTCCTGATCGCCTCCAGTTCGGTGATGGCCGCGGCCAATCGTTCTTGCTTCAGCGGCGTGATCGAGTTGGCCAGGGTCTCGATGTCGTCCGCGATCGCGCAGGTACAGCGTTTGCCGGTCAGCGAGGGGGACAGAATTCCCACAGCGCGGACACTCGGGCTCTGGTCGACGATTGCCGGCCCCACATCCCAGGCCTGCACCGAACTGCGGCCATCGGTCTCAGGTTGCAGGCACTGGAGGATGTCGATGTCGCGCACCAGGCGCAGCATCCAGTTGCTGATCTCCACCGCCTTATCGGCCGTGGCACCCACCAGCAGGATCTTCTCCCTGAAGGGATCCCGCCGCAACCGCCACAGGGCATAGATGCCGGTCAGGGTGGACTTCCCGCAACCGCGGTAGGCGGTGATGATCTGCCGGTCAGGGCCGCCCTCCAGGTAACGGAGGATGCCCAGCTGTTGCTTGGTTGGTGTATCAGCCAGGTTGAGCTCACGCAGGACATAGCAGGCGAAATGCGCCAGCGGCTCGAGCGGTTCCGGAAGTGGTTCCCAGTTCATCCCTGCTGTTGCTGTTGCATGGCTTGGAGTGCCCGCACGAGCTGTTGCTGCTTGTCCTCCACTAGGTGCATGGATGAGACGGTGCAGCTCACCGAGTAACGCCCATCAGACAGGGAGACGCGGTAGCAGCCGTCGTCGAGGATCTGCAGCTGGTGGATGGGTTCCATCTCATTCCGCCTCAAAGGCCTCGTTCACGTCAGGCGTGGTGGGGTCATCACCTTTGAACTCACCCTTCTTGGTGCGAGCACGCTTGACGGACTTGGCCGCGGCTTCAGTTGCTGGGCTTTTGACGGCTTCTTGCTGCGCTTTTGCTGCAGCGACCGCTTCTTCGCTGGGAACGCTGGAGCCAATCAGGCCCAATTCCAATCGTTCGGCGTTGGTGAGATAAGGCATTTGTGCACTGGTGAGATGCAATTCATTCTGAGCCCGACCACAAGGAAGCCCCCACCATCTCGAAAGACAGTGAGGGCTTCCCCCAACAACCGAATCGAGGGCTTTCAGGGCACACGAATCGATTCGCAGCTCAGCACCACCTGTTAGCTGCTGCGGGGCAGGCTAAGGCAAAGACTTCGATCCGGTCAGAGCACGCCACAGCCGGCTGACCAGATGCCACATCGCCGTGATGGCACCAAACCAGATCAGTCCCCACAGCACGATCACGAGCATCAGTGCAAAAGCGGTGAACACCTGCACCCAGTAGGGCGCCAATGCAACCCCACCCACCACCACAGCGGCTGCCAAAAGGCGTCTGCGGCGGCGTTTGATGCGTTGCTGGTGTCCCAGGGCCTGCAGCTGTTCAGAACGGTGGTGCAGGGCCACCAGCTGGCTATCGGTGAGCTGGCAGAAGAGATCGCTCTTAAACACCGCCTCCACCTGGGCGGCATTGAGCTGGCTGATGCGGAAGGGCTTCATGGTGGTTGTTGGGTGCAGGGTTGGCATCAGGCCTCCTGGAATTGCTTCATAGCCAGACCAATCGCCTGGGGTTTACCGCTCTGAACCATCCAGGGGTTGAGCAGGTAGAACCATTGGCCGGTCTCTTTGATCATCACCTTCCTGAGCAGGTGGTTCTTCTTGAGCCGGGCGAAGGCATTGCGGACCTCAGACGGCTGGCATTGCAGCTCCTCCGCCAGGTGATTGGCCGTCACCTGGATGCGACCGGTCAGGGTGTCGGTGTGGGCCATCAACGCCAGCAAGACGCCGGCATCTCTGGGTTGCAACAGCCGCTTCCCAAACAGGGAAACGACATGGCTGGTGTCGTTGATCTGCAGCATCACGAACCTCGCTGCTTCGGTAGTTTTCATGCGGTTGGCACGGGACTCACCCCTAGGTGCTGACTGGCTCTACAACCCACCTCTGGGTCGGCGAAACCCAGTGGTGGAGAGCCCTGTCTCGCCGAGAACTTAACACCTGTGCACAAGTAGGCCAAACCTCCCCTCCTCCACTGGAATCGATCTCAAATTCGTCTTTTAGATTTCTTTCTGTCAGTCCTATTGCAGTTCGCAGGACCGACCACAACACACACACCCCAGACCTCCTCCATCCGACACCGCTAACGCGTTGTCTCCCCCCGTCGTCCTGGGGGCACCCCAACCCCGCCCCGTTTGGGGTCGCGTGATGTGATGGCTTCCCCCTAGCGCGAGCGAGCAGGGTTCCCCCCATACCCCCCTGCGTTCGCCCTGACTGCGGCCTGGGATGGCCTGGGGCGGGGCTGCGAGGCCTCGCTGGTGTGTGCCACCAGTCACGGGGCCAGGGGCGCCCTGCTGGGGCTGGTGAGGGCCAGGGGCTGGCCAGCTGCAGCCGATCGGCAGAGTTGAGGGGGCTGGTGCTGGTGGTGGCTGGGTTGTTTGCGGATTGAGCAGGCGATCACAGCCGCTGGGTGCAGCTGAGGGCTGATGGCACCCGGCTGTGCACAGGCGACAGCTGGTGAGCACCGGCTGAGTCCGGCTGAGGGCTGGCCTGCAGGCGACCAACGCAACGTCATAACGACATAACGGCAGTGTTATGGCGTGAACACCTAAGTACCCAACACCACCCCACCCTTGACGCACCTGCGGCAGGTAGTGCTAGAACTGTGCACAGGTGAGATGCAGTTGCGTTTCACCGACCCAACAACCACCACCGAATTGAGATGACTGTTTTGCGTAGTGCTGAGGCTTTTGGGCGTTTCCGTCTGACTGCTGAAGCTGTGAGTGCTGAGTCCTGCGATTGCGGGGATGTGGCTGAGCGTGGGTGGCTCACCAGCTGGGGCTGCCTGAGTGATGAGTATTTCGACAGCTGCTGGGATGTGCGCGATCTGGCCGACCTGCTGGGGCGTGGGTATCGGCCTGACGGCGATGGCGGCCAGCTGCCTGATCGCCTGACGTTTGACGCCAGTGGTGATGACCTGCTGTGGCCTGGTGATGGCTGGTCATTCCTGAGCGATCTGGCCTGCGGTGAGGAAGCCATCGGCGGTTCGATCACGGTTCACCGGCCGGGCTGGATTACTGACGGGTCCTGGGGCCGTGTCTGCCGGCTGCTGGGCTGGCGGCCGCTGCGCTTCGCCTGATGGCTGCCCAGAGGGCCTACGGGCCTTCTCTGCAGCCTTCACCAGCTGTCACCCAACAACCACCACCCAACAACCACCAATGGCCACCACCACCAAAACGAAAGGAAAGGGCTCGAGCACCAGGGCCCGTAAGACGTATGACGGGCCCACCGCTGAGGAGAAGCTGTGCAGCGAGCTGGTGCAGCTGCTCGAGCAGGGCGTGAATCCCTGGCGGCGGGATTGGACACAGCTGGGGCAGCAAGGCCAACACCGCAACCTGCTGACTGGTGCCAACTACCGCGGCAGTAACCCGGCTGTTCTCGAGATCTATTCCGCTTGCCGTGGCTTCTCCCTGCCGCTGTGGCTGGGCGGGGCACAGGCGAAAGCAAAGGGCTGGTTCCCTCGCAAGGGTTCTAAGGGCTGCTACGTGCTCAGGCCACAGCTCAACAAGCGCCAGATGGAAGACGAGAACGGCCAGCCGCTGCTGTCGCCTGATGGCACGCCATCCATTGCGGCATGGGTCAGCTACAAGCCCGCTTGTGTGTTCAATGTCGCCGATCTGGTGGGCGGTGATGACGCCAGCCAACAGGCTCTGAATGACGCGATCGCCGCGGCCACTGGTGCTGTGGTTGTGCGCAGTGAGCCCGATCGGCTGGCCGGTGCTGAGCAGATGCTGAGCAGCTGGCCGGTGCCCACCAGCTGGGCAGGCGATCGCGCCTTCTACAGCCCCGCTGGTGATTCCATCTCAATGCCGGCCCGTGCTCAGTTCTCAACCGCGGCTGGCCTGTATGCGACCTGGGCACACGAGCAAGCACACAGCACCGGCCACACCAGCCGGCTGGCCCGTGATCTCTCTGGTGGGTTCGGTTCCACCACCTACGCCCGCGAGGAGCTGGTGGCTGAGCTGGCCGCCTTCCTGATCTGTAACCGGCTTGAGATACCCAGCAGCACCGAGAACCACGTGGCCTATCTCGGGCATTGGGCTGGTGTGCTGAAGGAAGGGCACAAGGTGCTGTTCAAGGTGCTGAGCGATGCCACCAAGGCCGCCAACCTGATCTGTGGCCCTGAAGTGCAGGAGGAAGGCTGATGGGCTGCAATCGCTTCGCTTGCTTGTGTCTCGGCTTCTCTCTCGCAATCCTGTTCACCAGTGCACCGCAGCCGCGGCCACCAGCTGCCCTCACGGCCATCCCTGCCACTGGTGCCCAAACCGGGCCCTGATGGCTGCCCAGAGGCCCTACGGGGCTTCTCTGCAGCCTTCACAGCTGCCAACACCCAACAACCACCACTGAAACCATGCCCACCACCATCACCAAGGCTGAAGAACTGGCCGCTGTGCAGCAGCTGGCCGAGCACCTGGGGCCCGATAGCTACCTAGGGCCCTGGCTGGCCGATGCCCTGCCCTGGCTGGCTGATCAGCTGGCCTCTGATCTCATTCCACAGCCCGCCAGCCAGCTGCAGCAGCAGGCCGCCAGGGCCAAGGCTGAGGCCTGCTGCGACGCCATCGCCATCCGCCAGGCCGCCAGCCTGGAGGCCTGCCAGCTGCTCGAGCGCTGCCACCAGCAGCAGGAGAAGGCGGCCTCAGAGGTTGAGCAGATCAAAGGCCGGGCATGGGATGCCCTCAGGCAGGCCATGAAGACCCTCGAGGTTTGACGACGCCTGGCCAGCAGCGAACCCTGCTCGCGGCCGGGCCCTGGTGCTCGGCCACCTGCAGGGCTCTGCCCTGCTTCCACCGAGGAAGTCCTATGGAACCTCTCTCGCTACGTGATCGGCTCTCGATTGCCAAACGATCGCCCGCTCGCATCACCATCACGATCAGCTACGCGCTGCACCAAAGGCTGCTGAACACAGCCCTTCAGCAGGGCCGCAGCATGTCCAACCTTTGCGCACACGTGCTCGAGGTGGGGATGCCTGAACAGGGCTGATCAACACCGGGCAGCCCCAGCAGGTGCTGCCCTTTTCAACAACCACCACCACCACGCCATGCCCGATCTCAACACCGCCGCAGGCCTGGCTTCCTTCCTCGCCGCGGCCAGAACAGCAGACCCCGATCTAACCGTGCAACAGCTGGAAGCACTGCTGTTGATAGCTGGAGGGCAGGCTGATCACGTGTCTGATCTAAGACACGCAATGGGCTCAAGTGATGGCACGCCGCTTAGTCAATCGACCGCAACTCAGCTGTCCTGCCGACTAAGGGGCCGCGGCCGCAGCAGTGGCTGCCCGGTCAGCTGGCTGCGCACCAGGCCTCACCCTCACCGGCAGGGCCTGCAGCTGCTATTGGGCACCACCGCCACCGAGCTCATCCGCACCTATGGCGTTCTGACGACGCCTGGCCAGTCACAACAGCTGGCCGCCTAGGTGCGATGCTTCCCACATGCGACAAATACAATGCAGATGCACTTCTCCCTACTCCTCTCCATTGAGCTGCCCAGACCCCAGTACTGGCAAGCGTTTGAGGTGTGGTTCACCCCTATGGCGACGCCTGTTCAGCTCGCTGTTCGCAGGTGCCAGACTCCTAGGAGTCGCGTCCGCTTTGGACCTTGGATCTACGTCAACTACAGGGGGCTCTGGGCCTGTTTGCGGTCCTGGAACCCACTCACTTCTATGCCCACTTCGTCCGAGTCTTCGTTTTCATCTGCGAAAACGAGCCATGCACCCTCCGCGCCATCGAAGACGCTCTAGATCTTTCGAACAGCGCCGTCTCTCGCACCGTTCATGCCCTGGGCGATGAACACCGCAAAGGCAAGCCGGGCTTCAACCTCGTCACCACTGCAAACGATCCAGAGGAGGGCCGGCGATTTCTTGTCCTTCTCACCCCAAAGGGCAAGGCACTGAAGCGACAGCTGCTGTCGATCTGATGCCACCACCAACCCAACAACCACCGCCATGTCTGGAACTGTTCGCCGCACACCCACCGGTTGGGTGGCCGATGTCACCGTCGCCGGCCACCGCAAGACGGCCCTGTGCAAAACCAAACAGGAAGCGCTGAACCGAAAGCGCGAGCTGCTCGAGGCCCTGGTGGGCAGGCCCGCCACACCGCTGCAGCTGTTCTCCTTGCGTGATGCCCGCCAGCTGGCGCTGGATGTGCGCTGGCGCAACACCGCCGGCGAGCGCACTGCTGCGATCTACAGCCAGGCCGCTGTGGATTACTTCGGTGCCAACACCTTGCTGGCTGAGATCACCACCGTTCAGATCGACGCCTGGCGCAGGCACCTGCTGGCCACAGGCAACCGCCCTGCCACCGTCAACAAGAAGGTGTCAGCACTGCGGGCGATGTTTTCTGATGCCCAGCTGCGGGGCCACATCGATGCAGCACCGCAGTTCCCGAAGCAGATCAAACTGCGGAACACCAAAGACCGCGTGATCTCTGATGCTGAACGCGATGGCATGTGCCAGTACTTCGTCAGCATCGGCCACCCGGCTGCCGCCGATTGCCTGGTCTTCCTGCTGGAAACCTGTGCCCGCTGGGGAGAGGTTGAACAGCTGCGTGGTGAAGACGTGGACCTGGCCGCCCGCAAGGTCACGTTCTCCGAAACCAAGGCCAACCGCACGCGATCGGTGCCGCTGACACGGCGAGCAGTGGAATCGATCGAGGGCCACATGCCTGCTGTGCGGCGCCACAAGGTGTTCCCGTATCGCTACTGGGAGTTCCAACGCCTGTTCCAAAAGGCCAAGGAAGCGATCGGTTGCGGTGAGGATGAAGCGCTGTCGGTACACACCACACGCCACACCTGCGCCAGCAAGCTGGCTGCCCAGGGCATCTCCCTGTATCAGCTGATGGCCTTCGGCGGCTGGACTTCCCTCGCTTCAGTGCAGCGCTACCTGCACTTGCAAACCGATGCGCTGGCCGCCTGCGTGGCAGCACTCGAGGCCAAGGACATCGACGACAGGCGCCGCAGCAACCTAGACAGCTGCATCGCAGGCCGAATCCCTGGCCAAAGCTACGAGGCCGAGATCCCAGGGCTGGGTGTAACCAGCAGACAGAAGGCAAGCTGAATCAGAAGACGGTTTCATGGGGCAGGTGCTTTGCCCCCATGCCGATCACTGAAGTCCAGTTCACCGATGAACGGTGGCTGCAGTTCTGGCGGCACTTCAAGGGCCTTGAGCACCAGGAAGATGCTGTCATCAAGCTCGGCCAACAGATCAAGCAAGCCGACCCTGGCCTGCTCACCGAATCAGCTGAATGGGTCGACGACTGGAGGGGGCAGCCATCAGTCAGCAACACATGGGCCGGCGTTGAAGCCGCGGCCAAGACTGCCGGGGCCAAATACCCAGAGCTGGTGGCTGCGCAGTGGGCGCTTGAGTCCGGCCACGGCAAACACACCAGCGGACGCCATAACTACTTCGGCATGAAGGGGCCTGGCACCTCAAAAAAGACGCAAGAAGTGGTAAACGGCAAGACAATCACAATCACCGATGAGTTTCTTGATTTCCGTAGCATTGATGAGTGCGTTGAATACCTGGTCGACCGCTGGTACCGGGATTTCAACGCCAATGGCAAAACATACCTGGGCGTAAACAACGCCAGCTGCAGAGAGACCGCAGCTCGTGAACTGCAACGCCAGGGCTACGCCACCAACCCCAACTACGCCGATCGGTTGATCGCGTTGATGAAGCAGCGCCGCCCAGTGGAGAGCGAGGCGCTGCCACGCAATCCGTTGAACGTCCGCTGGCAGAGCCAGAACGACAACAAGAGCGGCACCGGCTACCGCGAGTGCTTCTCCTCCAGCTGCGCCATGCTCGCCATGTTCTGGGGCAAGGTTGTGGGCGATGACGCCTATAACGCCATCCGCCAGAAGTACGGCGACACCACCAGTGCTCAAGCTCAACTCGCTGCTTTGCGTTCGTTGGGCCTGAGGGCTGACTTCCACACCGATGGCAACCCAAAGGTGCTCGAGCAGGAGATCGATGCTGGCCGCCCTGTTGCTGTTGGCTGGCTACACCGTGGTCCCGTCTCAACGCCTAGCGGTGGTGGCCACTGGTCGGTGATCATCGGTTACACCGATACCGCATGGATCCACAATGACCCCAACGGCGAAGCTTCCCTGGTGGGAGGAGGTTATCTGAACACCAGCAAAGGTGCCGGCATTGCCTACAGCAGGAAGAACTGGAACCCACGCTGGATGCCTGGCCGCACCGGCGGCTGGTATCTCACCTGCAGACCTTGATCAGCGCTTCACCTTCGGGCTGATGATGCCGGCAGTCACTTCGATCACCCGGTAGAGCTTCACCAAAAGCCGGGTGTACTCGTTGAGTGCCTTGTTGTCTTTGGGGGTGGGCGTCATGTTGACGATCACCAGGGCCACGCCATGGATGGCAACGGCAAGGGCGACGTAATCAGCGAGG